GCCGAACTGCTTGGCGTTGACTGCCACTGGCTTCACCAGAGTCCCGGCGCGATTCATTACGCCATCCACTACGCCGTGGCGTTCAGCCTCGGGATTTGGTGCGCCGGGATTGCGACGCGGGCGGAAGCCTAGATGCGCCCCCTCCCACCCATCACCATCTATGGAGACTGGCCGCATTTGCCTGCTGAATTGCGGGGAAGCGAGCCGAGAGCCGAAACAACGATCCGGCGGGGAGGGGATAGCGCAAGCGGCTCCCGGCTCTTCGCACAACAGTCTGCCATCGCACGGCATCATGGGCGTGATTTATGATTGCGCTGCGATCCAATGTCTTGCCCTCCGGAACGGACGCGCAACAAAGTTTTGGCGTCGGAATCTTCGGGCGCGTGCGAAGCGAGGACTACCGAAACGCGGTCTCCTACATCGTCAAAGAGGTCGAGCTTGAGAACGATTGGGATGACGAGCAGCTAGCCGAAGCGCTCGGTTGTTCGAAAGGCACCGTCAAGAACGCCCGCCAGAAGAAGGGCAACCTTGACCCGGTAACGATGCTCAACCTTGGAGCGCTATTCGGCGGACAGCAGCGGTTGCGTCCCGTGCTGGCGCTAGCGAACGGAAATCCAGCCCCCAAGGAAGAAACGACCACAGAGAAGCGCCGCCGCCTACTCCGCGAACTCACCCAGCTCGAAGAAGCGGACTAGCGGCGATGGGCGGGGGAATCCTTATCGGCTGCGAATATTCCGCGATCGTTCGCGACGCCTTTCTCGCGCGCGGGTTCGACGCCTGGAGCTGCGACCTCAAGCCAACTGACGGCGACCCGTCGCGTCACATGCAATGCGACATCTCGCGTGCCATTGCGAGCCGCTACTGGGACCTCATCATCCTGCACATTCCCTGCACCGGCATGGGTGTCTGCGGAAACAAGCATTATGCGCGCGGCAAGCCCCGGCATGGCGAGCGCGTCAGTGCGATCATCTGGTCAACCGGCGTCTGGTCCTACGCCAAGCATCACGCGCGCTGTGCGGCCCTTGAAAACCCGGCCAGCGTCATCTTCCCGGTTCTCCGCAAGGACGGCGCCGATGTTCAATACATTCAGCCGTGGCAGTTCGGGCATCCCGAGCAGAAGAAAACGGGACTGGCGCTCCATAACCTGCCGCGTCTGACCCCGACCAACGACGTTTACGAATACATGATGACGCTGCCCCGCAAGGAACGCGAGCGCATCTTCTTCATGTCGCCGGGTGAGGATCGCGGCCACGAGCGCTCCAGGTTCTACCCCGGAATTGCGGACGCGATGGCTGCCCAATGGGGCGATTACGTCCTCGCCCCCATGAATGCGGCGGCGGCATAATGGCGCTGACACGCTTCAAGCCGCACGATTTTGACCACTGGCTCTGTCGTCTGGTTGGTCGGCACGTTCGCTACACCATCATAGGGCAGACGTGCAGCGAACCCGAGTGGACTGCGCAATGCGAGGTCTGCGACCGCCACGGCGACCTCTTCATCCCGACCGTCGAAGACCTGGCGCGGTTCGACACTCACGGTCTGCCCCGGTGCTTCAGCGGCTGGTTCCTGTGAGCGCAATGATCGAGCTACCGTTTCCGCCGGCCACGCTCAGCGGCCACAACACCGGCCACTGGCGCGCAAAGAGCGGCATCGTCGCCAAGCACCGTGAATGGGCACGAAACGCCGTAATGGCAGTCGTTCCTGGCATATCGGCTTCGACGCTAACCGCTGCGGACATTCGCGTGTCCGTCACGTTCTACCCGCCAGACAGACGCGGTGATCGGACGAACTATCCCAACCGCATGAAGCCGTATTTCGACGGGATCGCGGATGCGCTGTGCGTCAACGACCGCCGCTTCCTTCCGAGCTACCATTTTGCCGAGCCGTGCAAGCCCGGAAAAGTCGTCGTGGTGATCGGTCAATGAAACCGCCTCACCCATCATGCACGAAGCTCCAGAACTTCGTCGCAACCGCGCGTCGGCACGTCACGCTCGACCGCGCCAAGTGCGAACAGCTCGCCGCGCACAATCCCTGGACCACCGCCGACGACATCATGGCCGAAGAACGCATTCAGGCGAACGGCTCGAACAAGCTGCCCGAAGAGGTCGCTGTGTCGTCCCCGGCAATCCCCGAAACGCAAGGAGAGGAAGAATGAATGCTCACACGATGTTCGAGCGCCACGCTCCGGTGCCTTGCCCGATGTGCGGAGCGCCAGCGCGGCCCAGAATGATGATCGCACACATTCAGGCGACTGTTGCCGCCTACTACCGGATCAAGGTTCAATACATGTGGAGCGACCAGCGCGGGCGCGATGTGGCGTGGCCGCGTCAGGTTGCCATGTATTTGTCGCGGGAACTCACTCCGCTTTCGCTTCCGGCGATCGGCAAGCGTTTCGGCGGCAGGGATCACACAACCGTTCTCTATGCGGTTCGGATCATCGAACAGCGGATGAAGGACGACGGCGAGCTTGAGGAGGATGTCAACATTCTTCGCGAGCGCCTGTGCGCCGAGCGTGAGGCCGCAGAGGACCCATTCGTTGAGGACGCGGCGCTGGCGGCATGAGTGGATACGTCCGCCTCTACCGTTCGCTCGTCAGTGAGCACCCGGCGTTTCGCAATGACTCCGAAGCGATGGCGTTCGCTTGGCTCGTAGCCAAAGCCGCGTGGCAGCCCGTGAGGGTCCGCTACAAAGAACGCATCATCTCACTCGATCGCGGGCAGCTCGCAATCTCGCAGCGGGACATGGCGCGGTCGCTCGATCGCGACAAGGCGTGGGTTGAGCGACTTTGGAAACGCCTCAAGGCCGAGGCAATGATTGCTGTTGATAGTGAGGCGGGCGTCGCTGTCATAACTATCTGTAAATACGAGCAATATCAGTCACGCGGCGTTGGCCGTGAGGCACTAGGTGAGGCACTAGACGAGGCATTGTCAAGGCAGGGGCAAGGCACAGAACAAGTAAGGGAAGAAGAGAAGAAGATAAGTTCGGAACCTAAAGGTTCCTCACCGCGCCCATGGGCCTGTCCCGTGGGGGTTTCATCGCAAGTCTGGGCCGATCTGCTGGGTAACCGGAAGCGCAAGCGCCTCGGGACTTCGGCGACCTCGTGGAAGCATTTCAATGACAGCCTTGCCCGCGTCTCGCTCCAAACCGGAATCCCGCCGCCGCAACTAATCGAGCAATGCACCGCGAAAGGCTGGGGAGCCATTTACGACCCAAGGAACAACCGAGATGAACGCTCTGACAGAGACCCAACCACAGTCGCCGTTGAACGGTTCCTCAGCTCTAATGCTGGAACTGGCTAAGGCTCTCAAGCTGGTCGCCCCGATCACCATGAGCGCAGACGCCCAAGTGGTGTGGCTCCAGGCCGCCGTTGACGCGCTTGAGGACATTCGGGCGGAAGAGGTGGCCGTGATCTCGGCTGAACTTCGCCGCACGGTCACTCGTCCGTCGCAGATCGTTCCGGAGATCGCCAAGTTGGTCGCCGAGCATCGCAGGCGCTCATCCTTCACCGCGAGGGCGACGGGGACCTGCCGCTGCGGAAAGGGGCGATCACCCGGCAACGGGCGCACCGACGTTCATTGGATCGAGGCCGATGGCCGCTCCACGATCGAATGGTGTGACGCATGACCATGCTGTGCGCCAGATGCGGCGGCGCGCCAGCGCACATCACCGTTGATGGCGATCCGCTTTGCGACGGCCACCGCGCCGAATGGTTGAGTGCTGAGATCGCCGCGCAAGCGGGCGAAGCCGGAACGGCGGAGACCGTGAAACAGGGCTCCGTTCACGAGCACGCGTCGGCAACGCCGATGCGCCCAAAAACCGTCGCCCTTTCAATCATCCTCAAGACTGCGGGGGAGAGTCTAAGTGACCTACTACCATTGGCTGGGCGCGTCGGCTGACGCCGAAACCGGCTCTCATCCTACGGACCAAGCCCGTTCCGGTCTTGGCGCTCCGCGTTTCGATCCGGCGCGCAGGCTCACGAACCTCATCGGGAACGAGATTAAGCCGGACTACGGCTATCTCTCCCGCATCGAGCCACGCAAATGAAAAACCGTCGCCATTTCAGCACATCTGACGGCGGGGGGTGCGTCAGGCGCGCCTACTCAGACGACGGTTGGAGACACTGCAACGGTTCAACCAACGATTAGGTTCCAAGCGGGGGAAGCAAGATGGCAAAGCGTGGAAGGCCAAGAAAGTCAGGACCGCGAAAGCTCGACGGAACGCTTGAGCGCGGACGCTTCACGCCTCCGCCGGATCACATCGCGAGGAGAAGGGAAATGTTCTCGTTCGTCGCCGAGGGAAATATCGACCAGGACGTGTGCGATGGCATCGGCCAGCTCCACGCGCTGGGGCTGCTGGACGGCTACCCGATCGACGGGCTTGATCTGCGGAACGTCGGCAGGGAATGGCGCGACTGGTTCGTGACTCTGCTGAGGAAGCAGGGGTTCAAGGCCGGTGGATACGAGCGCATGGACAAGGCGCGGGAGCGTGAGCCGAGGCACAGCGAGCGCATGGACCGGATGGACGATTGCCTGACCGGATACGAGCGCCACGCCCTCTATTCGCTGCTCATCGATCCGATTGTCGGCAGTTGGCCGTGTGGCGAAGAAAACTCACCGTGGGTTGTGTCCATTGTGTCCGAGGCATTGCTGAAGCGCAATCGCAAGCCCGCGTTCTTCCGGTTTCCAACGGGGAACGATTACCAACTGCTGGCGGCGAGCATTCGTGGGCTGTTCGCGCTCCACGATGCCGGGATGCGTGGGCGATACGAGAGGAGGGCGGCGTGATCGATAACTTCATCGCGGTGTTTCGGCAGACGCCCTATTGCCCGCGACCGTTCTGGATGCGCGTGAGGCATGGCCTCATTGCCGCTCTGGCCCGCGATAGCCAAGTCATGGTCAACGTCAGGCTGGTGATGGGTGGTGATCCGATGTTCACCATGGGGGCGGGCGACATGATTGTCGGTTGTCATTTGAACACGCGCCCATCGAGCCAGAATGACTACGCCGACTAGCCAGGAGATGAAGGATGGATGAGGTTCAAGTTGGCGATCTCGTGTTGCATGAGGAGAGCGACGTATTTGGTCCAGCGCGAGTTTTGGCGGTCGATTACGACCAAAGGGACCCTCGGCCATCCGCGTGGATTAAGTTCTGCGGCAGGGATCGCCCGACTTATCGCTCGGTTGATATCTGCGACCTAGTGCTGTGCAATGAGAAAGAACACGGAACCAACGCCTAGCCCGCCGCGTTGTTCCCGCGAACACCACATCGCGGGTTGACAAGCCCGGAATATTGGTATATGCCCGCTAGTGAATAGGCTTGCGACTACGGCAAGCGCACGGTTCGTCACGCGAGGGTCGCCCTAATCCGGCGGCCCTTTTCGTATCCCGCGCCAGTCGCGGTTCCCGCCGACTCCATCCGAACGCGACCATTGAAAGCCCAGAGCGCTTGAAAAGCTGACGGCGCTGGTAGTCGGCGGGATTATTCACCGGAGGCCATCGATGGGATTGAGGCTTGTCACCAACAACGACGAGCCGGGAATCCCCGACTACACCAACATTGCCGAGATGCTCCGCCAGTATGCGGGCGAGATCGAGGCCGGCCAATATGGCGACGTGATCTGCGCGCTCTTGGTTCTGGAAACGCCACAGAAACCCATCGTGCTCGGCTGCGGAGAGAATCCGACGCCTTACGAGGTCATGGGCATATTCGAGGCAGCCAAGCTCCACACGCTCGCCGACACGCTGATAACCGAAGAGGACTGAGATGGCGGCGAACCTCAAATACTCGGCTGCCGCGAAGAACGCGAAGCTCGGGGCCACCGGGCTGCGCGCCTACATCGGCACGAGCGCGAAGCTGCGGCTTTACGACGGAGCGCAGCCGGCCAGTCCGGATACCGCGGTCTCGACGCAAAACATGCTGTGCGAGCTGATCTGCAATGCCACGGCGTTCGGCTCGGAATCGGGCGGCGTGCTGATCGCTGGCGCGATTTCCAACGGCACCGGCACCGCTGCGGCCGGCACGGGCACGAACGCGACGTGGTTCCGGCTGTGGAAGTCTGACGGCACGACGCCCGTTCTCGACGGCACGGTTGGCACATCGTCGGCGGACCTGATCCTCAACAATGCGTCGATCGCCAACGGCCAGACGGTTTCGATTTCGAGCTTTACGATCACTGAAGGCAACTAATGCCCGCGCCCTTTTACAACGCGATCAAGGGCACGACGGCAGGGACTCCTGGAACCGGCGCGTTCACGCCCAACGCGGCATCGACCGGCTTTCGCGCCTGGTCGAACGTGCCAACGGGATGGATCGGGCTCGTTCGCTATGAGGACGGCTCGGCGTGGGAGCTGAGCTGGTCGTATTGGAACGGAACGACACTCAGCCGTAGCGCAAACCAGCTTTACGACAGCTCGACGGGTTCGGCACTATCTCTGACGAGTTCGGCCACGGCGGCGATGACCGTAAGCGCTGCCGATGTTCAGTCGCACCTAGGGACGACCGCTTGCCGTGGTTGGTGGGGAATGCCCAACAGCACCGGCACCCCGTCGGCTCTTGGAATGAACGCCATATCGGTGGTCGGGACCGCCACGGCGGCAGCGATCGCCACCACGAACTACCTGACGACCCAGCAGCGCAGCATGTCGGCATCCGCGACAACCGCTAATGCCCAAGCGGGCTACGCGGGCGGAATTGCGGTCGCGCTTTCCTCCTCCACTGCGGGGCAAGGCGGCTGGGAGTGGACCTGTCGCTTCGGCGCGGCGCAGCTTCCTACCGGGCCACGCCTGTTCGCCGGCATGACCAGCACTAGCTTTTCCGGAAACACCGGAGAGCCGAGCGCGCTAGTCGCCCATGTGGCGGTGTTCGGCAAGGACAGCACGGACACGAACATTCAGTTGCTTGTGAACAGCAACGCTGGATCGGCGACAAAGACCGACACCGGAATCCCGCTGGTCGCGAACGCCTGGTATGAGGGGAGTATTTGGACCGAGGCGGGCAGCACGAAGGTATATGCGCTGCTGATCCGAATGGATACCGGCGACATCTGGTTCGGAAGCACGACTACCGACGTTCCGGCCACGGGCGCGCTGCTCATGGCGCAATTGCTCGGCGGCCTGAACGGGACGAATACCGGAACCGCCTTCAACATGTGCATGTCGCAGATGATCGTCAGAGCTGGGCAGTAAATGTTCGGCTACCTGACGTTCGGGCGTGCGCTGTTCGGCGACGAAGGAACGGTCGCGGCAAGCGGCGGAGTCACCGGCTCAGCCTCAATCACAGAGGCCAATGACACAGCGTCAATAAGCGGCGCGGTTGGGGCGGTCACCGGATCGCTGGCACGCACCGAAGCCAACGACACGGCGGCGATTAGCGGCGCGGCAACGGTCAGCGGCTCGGTCGCGGCAACGGAGGGCTCGGATACAGCGGCGCTGTCTGGCGCTGCCACCGTAAGCGGCTCGTTTGCGGCCACCGAGGCTGCGGACACGGCATCGCTAAGCGGTAGCGCGGCGGTTTCGGCCTCTGCGGCGATTACCGAGGCGAATGACACTGCGGCGCTGAGCGGCTTGGTGGGTGCGCTGTTCGTCAGCGGCTCGATCACGGCCCAAGAGATTGCGGACATTTGCTCGGCAACGGGCAGTGTCAGCGATGCGACCTACCCTCCAGTCACGCATCTGGGTTGGAACGAAGCGACCAAGGCAGGGATCACTTGGGGCGCAAGCGGCGACACCAGCGGAGCTGTGTGGACCTCGCAGAATACGAACTCAAGCGGATGGACATCGCCTGACAGCGTTTCCGGAACTGCATGGACAGACAAGCAGAAGGGTCGAGGGACCTGGTAGCCTAGAGACACCGCCCACCTCGATGAGGAGCGGCAAACGGAGGGCGATAAAATAGTGGCAAATACTAAACCGCCACGCGCAGGCATGGGCAGGCCCAAAGGCGCGCAGAACAAGATGACGAAGGCGCTGAAGGAGATGATCCTCGAAGCGCTCGATAACGCTGGCGGAGTCGATTACCTGCAAACGCAGGCGAGCACTAACCCGACTGCGTTCCTGACGCTGGTGGGCAAGGTTCTGCCGCTTCAGGTTGCCGGCGAGCTGGATCACAAGGTCAAGGTAAGCGGGGCGCTGGCGTGGAAGCCGCCGCAGTAATCGAGAGCCATTACGCTCCACGCAAACAGTTCATGGGATTGCATACGCGGCAGACGCGCTGGGGCGTCGCTGTATGCCACAGGCGCGCCGGAAAGACTGTCGCCTGTGTGAACGACCTGATTAAGGGCGCGGCCACTTGCGACAAGCCGAGCGGGCGCTTTGCCTACATCGCGCCGCAGCTCAATCAGGCCAAGGACATCGCCTGGAGCTACCTGCTCGAATACACCGACTGCTTCGGACCCGAGAGGAAGGTCAATGCCTCAGAGCTATGGGTTGAGCTTCCGAACAATGGCGCACGCATCAGAATTTACGGAGCAGATAACCCAGATCGACTTCGAGGAATTTACCTGGACGGCGCGGTGCTCGACGAGTTTGGAGACATGGACCCGACAGTCTGGTCCCAAGTCATTCGTCCGGCTCTTTCAGACCGCAAGGGTTGGGCCGTCTTTATCGGCACGCCTAAAGGAAAAAACACCTTCCACACGCTCTGGACTCAGGCGCACGAAAGCAACGACTGGTTCACTCTAAACCTCAAGGCGTCTGAAACGGGGCTGCTCGACGCGGCAGAGCTGACCGACGCCCGCCGCATGATGAGCGAGGACGAATACGCCCAGGAATACGAGTGCTCGTTCGAGGCCGCAGTCAAGGGCGCATACTACGGCAAGGAGATGAACGATGCCGAGGACGCCGAGCGCATTGCCGGCGTGCCTTACGATCCTCGCCTGCCTGTGCATACGGCGTGGGACCTTGGCGTCGCGGATTCGACGGTCATCTGGTTCATCCAGGTATCTGGCCGCGAAACTCGCATCATCGACGTGCTCAAGGGCGAAGGCGTCGGTCTTGACTGGTATGCTAAGCGCCTATCTGAGCGAGACTATGTGTGGGGCAGTCACTATCTCCCGCATGATGTCGAAGTCCGGGAGCTGGGGACCGGCAAGTCCCGCAAAGAAGTTCTAGCGGGGCTGGGCATCAAGGCGACGGTTTGCCCGAACATT